CTGGTATAGTATCATAATTATTAGTAATGCAACTATAAACAGTAAATTTTACATCATTAGTCTTAATAAGCTCTTCAACGTGAATTTGATATGCTTCCTTTTGCTCTTTACTTTGATCTATATCACTAGTAATTTTATAATCAAATGAATTTTGAATTTCTTTGAATACATATCCAGTTTTAGTATCTTGCAAATACTTTAGACGGGTTAAATCAATTTTAGTTTTACAATCTACTTTTGAAGATTTTGATAGGTCATCAATAAATTTTTTCCAATTCCAAATTTTTCTTTTCTTTATCTCATAATTACCAGATTTTCCTTCAAGACTATTCCACCAATCTCGATAAAAAGAAAACTGAGATATAATTGAAACTGGATGTTCTTTTTCGTAATGTATATTGGATATTCTTAATGATGATGATCCAGATAACTGATCTCTGGGTCCTCCCTGTAAATATAATTCCCACCACAAGTTAGACCACTTTATGGTTTCTTCATTAGGAAGTCTCCATAAAATACATGCAAATAATGTTTCATGATTTAAAAAATCGTAGTTTAATTTAGATAAACTTTTAGTGAGTTTTAAAATATTTTTATCATCAACCCAAGACTTCAAATAATATTCTAAACATTCTTCAAAATAATTGTGCTGTTCTGGATGCTCCAAGATAAACAACTTTTTCTTGTCAAGAATTCTTTCAGACACATTAAAAAATTCTTGATTATTAATCAAATGCAATCTAGAGGCATCAACATATACGCAAGGTTCATCAAAATATTCATAGAATAAAATTTTAGGATGTCTAGAAAGAATGACAGGATCATCATGTTGATACTTAATATCTCTCAATTCCCATGGAGATTTTGCTTCAACAGTTCCATCATGAAAGCAAATATATTGGTGCCCAAGATCCTCTATCTCAGGGAGTTCACAATAATTATTAGTGATGCAAGTATAAATTATCATTCGATTATACCGTATACTTTCATGTAAAAATCATGGGCTGGATATCCTGTATATAATTTAGGGTTCATTCCAGTTAAAATTTCTAGTTCATTTAAGAATTCTTCTTGTCGTAAATATTGTTTTTTATCTCCTCTTTGCGGATGCATTCCTTTTCTACCCTTCTTATTAAAATATCCCAAAGGAACACCAGAATGTTCCCTATGTTCATAGACAGATGGTAAATCAACCGTAGAAAATCTTAATGCAGCATCAAAAGATATTTGATCTCTATTACATCCTATGAGCGACCATTCATACCATAGTTTATTAAACTCCGTCATCTCATCACTCATAGTTCTCCAAACAATAGTTCCTAAAGGACTTCCATAAGTTCTAAAATTATATCCGACTTTTTTTAACTCTTTAGTAAGATGAATTGCATCCTCATAAGAAAAGAATGCACAAGTAAATCCTTCCAACATTTCATCAAAATAAGAAAATCTTGATGCATGTCTTAGCATAGTGAATGGAAAACATCCTCTACTTCTATTGATAAATTCTCTGGTATGTTGATAACATCCATCAATCCAGATTGTATTTGTTCCATTTGGAAACCAAATATGAGGATTAGCTTTGGGGAAAAAAGATAATCTGCGAGGACATTCTTCCTGATGATAATCTCTTATATCAATATATTCCCATGGTCCCACTGTCGTATCAATAGTTCCATCGTGGAAACAAACGTATCTAACTTCAGGATCATAATAATTGATTGGAACAAATTCATCATATCCATTAGTAATGCATGTGTATACAACCATGTCTTTCTTTTCGACATAATTGTTTAATTCAAATGGAGTATATCTTACACAAGCATACATTCTATTGACAGTAAATGTATCAACAGGTTCCCCAAAAATTTCTTTCAATTTATCCAACAATGCAATTCTTTGTTTCATTGTTGGTATTGGATGTAAATTATATGCTTCTTTATATTCTTTTTTTCTCGCAATACTATATCTAAAATCTAGTTGAGGTTTAACCCTATTAACAATATAATTGAGTGGAGACTTATAATTTTTTGCTACTAAAAATTCTGCGACAGAACTTGAAATTTGATCTCTATTTACTCCAAGATCATACCATTCTCTCCAAAGATCATTCCATTCATTAACTACTGGACAAACTTTTCTCCAAATAGCACAGTTAATTGTTTGATGATAATCTAATAAAGTATATCCAAGTTCTTTAATTTTAGATGCCATTTCAACGATTTCATCGGCAGTAGAAAATCCTTGAAAATATAATTTAGAAAATTCTGCAAGCAAAGACCTTTCATCTGGATGTTTTTGTAGACAAAAATCATGCTCAGAAAATATTTGTTTGGAAAATTCTGTAAATTCTTTTGTTAAAAGATAGCATCCATCTACCCATACTGTTAATTCTCCCTCATCAAAGTAATGATGGGGGAGATGCTTTGGATGATAAGATCGTCTAACTGGACACTCAATATCTAAATTTAATTGAATGTATTCCCACGGACCAGTTTTTTCTAATTCACCATCATAGAAACAAACGTATCTAATATCAGGATCATAATAATTATTTTCGGATATCCTATCATATCCGTTAGTAATACATGTGTATATAATCACAAGGATTTTAAAAAGTTATCTGTTACTGCTCCAGGTTCTCTAAGAAACCATCCAGTCGCAATATATTTATCTATAGGACCAGTCAAAAATCCTCCTCTATGCATATGAGTATATAAAGCTGGCCAAAGAACTAAAGTTCCTTTCTTTGGATGCAAAGATAATTTTTGATACAGAAAATCTGTTGCACCGCCATTTTCAGCTGGGATATCATTTAGATAAACCATCCAAGTTAGAACTCTATCTCGATACATGTACACACCATTTTCACAATGCCATTTGTGAAATCCACCACCCGCTACAGTTTTTTGAACTTTGGTTGTCCATGATGATACAGGATCACTATGTTGAATTATTCCACTATATTCCGTTGCATACTCCTCGAATCCCTTCCCAACAAAAGTGTTGAGTTGAATTGCTAATTTTAAATCAACTGCTTCCAGATATAGTTGTTCATCTTTCCTACACATGTTGCCTTCCACAAACTGAGTTTCCCCAGAAGCAACCCATGGTTTTACGTCAGGTGTCATCTTTTTATCCATCCATCTATCAAATGCATGAATAACAGCATCGCAAAAATCATCTGGAACAGCGTTCTCAGAGATACCAATGTGATCTATAAATTGCATATTTCGTTTCCAAAAAATAAGTAATCTAATCCTTGAACGATAGCACTATCTTTATCAGAAGCTATTGGTTTTCCGCCAACATTTAGTGACGTATTAAGAAGAACTGGTATTCCAGTTTTTTCTTCAAACCTTTTTAATAGTCTATAAAAGTGCCCATCTTTAACAGTTTGATGACGACAAGTACCATCAACATGCGTTATAGAATTTAATCCATCTACTAATACTTTAGAATTATACAGCATATAAGGACTATCGTCAATGTCAAAATATTTGTGTGCTTGTTCTCTGATAACAGAAGCTCCAAAAGGTCTCCACCATTCCCGTTTCTTTACTTTTTGATTAAGAATATCTTTGCCATTTTTTATAAGTGGGCTCATCAATATACTTCTATTGCCCAATGCTCTTGGTCCAATCTCACCATGACCTTGATACCACCCAATGATTTTTCCTTGTGCTAAGTATTCGGCTGCAAGTTCAATAGTTTTGTCTGATGGATCTTCTGGAGATACATCGTCTTGTATATATGGAAAATTAGGAATACAAAAATTTCCTGCAACGTAACGCAAACATCCAATAGAAAGTCCTCCATCATAAACATGAGGAAGAATATCAAGTTTATATTTTTTTCTAAGTTCTCTATTAATTACAGTGTTTAACATAACCCCACCCGAACAAACGATTAGTTTGTCAGGATTAAATTGTTCAAAATATTGAAGTTGTTTTTTCTCGCACGCTTTATGAACAGACGCCACAAAATTCAAGAATGTTTGATCTCTTGTATCTACTTTAATTTCAGTTAAAAGTTTGTCAATATCGTTTAAATCTAATTCATATGGTTCTCCATATGCTTGAAGTCCCATAATTTTTCCAGGAAAATCTATTTCTTCTCCAGAAAATTTTAATGCATATCCTATTTTTTGAAGATACTTTCCAACACTTAAATCTTTATACCTGGTAATCTTTTCATTGATAATAGTCATTCCACTATATCTTCCAGAAAATCCCCCAGATCCTTTTCCATCAAAGATAGCGTATTGATCTGCTTCAGTAAACGTACTATATTTGTGTGCAGTATGATGATCTAAACAAATTCTATCATCCTCTTGAATATATTCTACTCCGTTATAAGGTTTTCTTACAAATTTATTGTCGCTTAAACGCTTCCCTTTATCAGTATATGCCAACCCATCGACTTTAGAAATACCCCATTCATTTAAAGTTTTTGTATACCACTCTCCATCAGCTTCGTGATGTTTTATTTTTAAATGCCGTTCGGATTTTCTATATTTAAATTCACCATCAATCAATGCACAAATGCTGGTATCATGAATAGCATCACCAATGCCAACAAAAATCATTGCTGCTGATTTAGATACACTTGTGGTGGTATTCTACCACAATACTCATCAAGTTCCATAATCTGCTCTACTGATTGATCTGGACCTTGTTGTTGCCAAAATTCAGCAAGAGCATTTCTACTATCTTTGTGAAAGATATCAATGTGTTCTTCATGGATAGCAGATCCAAGATCTAATCGATAGTTGAATAGTGGAGTAGAATATCCCTTACCACTATCAAGAATTAAATCTTCAGATACAGCTCTTGGTTTTATATTTTGATCAATCTTCCAGCATGATCCTCTGTTATGAAGTTTAAAAATTTTTTCCGCATGGTGTCTTGTAATTAAATAACATGCTGCAGAAAAATCATTAATAAATCGATGGTGTAATTTCAGCGTAATACCATTTGGATTAATGATTGTAAACTGACAGGTATCAAAATTAATGGGAAGTCTTTTACGAACTTCTTTCCAAGTAAAGTTCCAATACTTAGCAGTAGAAAGATCAAGATCATCTTCCATGATCATAATCTCAGGAAGATCTGTTTCGTATAAAAAGTATTTGATTGCATTAAGATGAGAAAGAACACAAGCAATCTCACCCTGGTTCATATTATGTGGAATAGTTCCCTTCAAATATGAAGTAGGATCATCCTCTTTACCATCAATACCGACAATACGATGATGATCTTCAATTTCCCAATAGGAAAATTGATCTTCCATATATTTTTTTCTTTCTGGATATCTATCAAGATTAATCCACAAACACTTAGGGAAATCTTTTAATTTATATGCTGACTTATTCTTATCCACCAATTTTCTTCCCGTGAATAATGCCGCGATTTGCCATATAAGATTGATTTGTATAATATTTTAAAATATTATCTGGTGACATTCTTGATAGATATTCAAATAGTTTTCTATTTTCTTCAATATGTGGATTATTAAACCATGAATTAGATGTTCTTTTATGTTCTAAATGATAAACTGCATCATCAATTCTTGCCACATGTGAAAGTTGATTGAAACGATTGTATCGTTCATCATCTTCATATCCATAAGACACGAAGTTTTCATTCTCCATCCCTAAACGAATGTATTCTTCCCTATCAAAAAATTGACAAAAACCAAACTTGGCATCCCACATTTTCGTATCTGTAAATGCCAAGAAATTAAAATTAGAATTAATAAAGTTACTTGCTTGCTCGTCAGTAAATAATACTTGTCGCTGATAATCCCCATACCCATAAGGATACACAACCTTAACAGGTTCTGGTTTTGCATCAGGGAATTGTGGATTAGAATATCCATTCATGATTAAATCTACAGCCTGCTTATACACATGCTTTGGTAGAATAATATCACTATCGTAATTAACAACGATTGGCGTTTTAGCCATCATCGTCATGTCATTAAGCAATCTTGTTCGATGAAAAATATACTCTTCAGTTTGTTCAAATATATGAACAAGATTTTTTAATTGTTGCTCAGTTAAAGCTTGTTTGAGTTGAGGAAGAACTGATTCTTCAAATGTTGATATACTATCAAATTCCTTTACAATAACTGTAGTATCAAAACCACGAAGAAGATAAGTTAACGTAGTAATGATATTACGCATTCTATCATCCGTTTCAACCCTTAACGGAATAATAAATGTTGCTTCCCTTAATGGGATATATTCTTGTTCTACAAA